TATTTTGGCAATGTCATAAAGCGGATTACCTTCAAGCTTGCCCTGACGGAAAGCGGAGGGATTGTTGTTTCGTAGAGCAGCGGCCAATCGAGCAGGGCTTACATTGCCACCTTCGGCAACCATGCCCTTTTCAAGCGTTTTAAGATTAGCGTATTGCGGACGCACTTCTCGCAGCGCCTTGGCTAATGCCTCGTTACCAGATGCTTTAAGAGATTGTTCTGCTGAATCGTCAAGCGCACCTAATAGCTTGCCGTACAAAGCCTTGTTTGTACCTGTTGCATCAAATGCTTGATCTGATAATCCAGACCGCGTTAACTGATAGGTTTCGCCATCAATCTTGCCGCTATTTTGAGCAAGCATTTTGGCCTGTTTTGCAATTACTGTAAGCGCCGGGTCGCGCTGGGCGGCTATTTGCTTGCTTTGGGTTTTTAACAACTCGTCTGCAATTTCCCCGACTTTTGGCGAAATAGCAATTTGTTTGCCGGGTAGGTCTTTGATTTCTTGAAAAGTTTTCCCCAGGCGAGTTGCAGCGTCAGAAAATACTTGCGGAGTCATTTCGTCCGCAGTTTCGCCAATACTTTGTGCGGCTCTACGGTTTACGGCATTTTGATTGGCTTGTGCAAAATCTTGCATGACGCCAGCGCCGCCAGGAGTGCGTGCTGCAACGTCCTCAATGCGCGCCATTAGCGGGCTACCTGTTACCTCAGAGATTCTCGGTCGATACCCCATTGCAATTGCAGCTTTTAACGCCGCACGCTGTCCGCTTGATAGCATTTTGCTGGCTACAGGGGAAATAAGATTAGCTACTTTTTGACCAACAGCACCACCAATAAGGGTAGAACCAGCGCCAACCACGCCGCGTGATGCGCGTTCTTCTGGAGAACCGTATTTAAGAGCCTCCATACCACCAGTCACCGCTGCTGATGGTAAAAGCCCGGCCAACCCTGTTGCCATAATAGAAGGAATAGCCTCCCCTGCACCAGTAGCTATTGGTCGAGCGGCTTTTAGCCCTGCGTATATTGCATCTTTTTCAGACTCAAGTCGCGCCTGTTTTTCTCGCTCCTGCTTTGCTGCATTTGCAAAACTTTCAGGCGCAAACCTTTCAACGCCCGCAAGAGTCAGGTCTTTTAGACCCATTGCCATTTTGTCAAACCCTTGTCCTGCTGCAACCGCTAACGTATCGCCTAAGCCCAGGCCCTCAGCCGCCGCCTTTGATGCCTCCGCAGAAACATTGTTAGACTGCTTTTTGGGTTGTGCTGGTTTGGTCTGTTCTCGAGCCGCTTTGTACGCTGACGCAACCGTTTCAAACTCAGGAGAACCCTGTTTGTCTTGGTTGTCAACTATCCATTGCGCGTACTTTTCGGCACTCATTTTTTACTCCGGTTCAGGATAGCGTCAGCGTCATTAAAAACGCGATTGCCTTGGGGCATTGGTTTTGCGCTTGCGGGATCGGGTGCGCCAGTCACTGCGGCTGGCTCGTCAAAATTAAACTCCTGACCCACCGTCCCCATTGTCGGATTGTTTTTCAACCTGTCTGCTACTGCCTTGCCTTTGCTGATAGATGCACGGCCAGCGCGTTCGTTCATATCTGCAAGGTCGCGCAATGTACTGGCGTTGACCTCCAAATTACCAGACTTGGCACGCTCCAAGAATGCGCGGTCTTTGTCGGTAAAGCCTTGCCCACCACCCAATCCAGATGTTTTGATAGCGTCCAGCGTAGAACTGGCAAGCAAGCCCGCAAGAGTTTCAGTGTTTTGAACCTGTTTGCCGTCAATAATACCTGCTGTAGTCAGTGCTTTGTTAAGCGCTAACCGAGCCTCTGCGCCCGTGCCCGTGATCGGGTTTTTGTCAAGATAGGATTTGATGCTTTGCGCGTTTCTGATACGGTCGCCAGCGGCACGCGCCGCGTCTATAGTTGCTAAGTCAGATGCTGCTAGTCCTTTGGCAATTTCGCCTGCATAGCCTTTTTCCGTGTTTACGCTAACATTCGATGCGCCAGCTCTTGCGATTCCAGATTTAACGCCCACCAGCGGAGCATTAGGGATAAAGCCGCCTTTGCCATCGCTAACCAAAAGGTCTTTATATGGGTTGCCTGTCATTTCAAGCGGCGCAACACCTGACGGCCTGTCGCCAAACTTTGTAACAGGCACTTTTTGCCCGCCTACGTCTTGGAAAGTCACCTCGTCGCGCCCGTAGTTCCTAGACTCGTAGTATTGTTTGACCATCTCAGGCGGCACACCCGCTGCAATAGCTTGCTGTGGCCCTGGTGCGCTTTGAAGCACGGCCATCATGCGCTGCTGTTGCGCCTGTGCCTGCGCCTGCTTCGCCTGCTCTTGCGCCATCTGCAATTGACCTTGCGTGCCCATTTGTTGTAGTCCGGGCGTTCTAGCACTTGCCGCGTACTGGTAAGCAGCGTTAATGTCGCCAGGAACTGCAGCTTTTTGCGCGACTGGCATGGCGTTGCCTTCATCATCGTTTGGCGTAAGGGGTTGAATATCACGCGCTGGCTCACCGCCTAGCAGTTTGGTGAATTGCCCCATTTCCTCAGACTGACGGCCACGCACAGCCTCTGCAAGTGCTTTCTGGCGTTCATCGGCTTGCCGTACACCTTGCCCACCTTGATAGGCGTTTAGGAGCTGTGCGAGGTTTTGTGTGATGCTAGGGGCTACATAATGGCCGCTTACCATCTGGCTTTGTGGTGCTTGGTCGCCCTTTTGCCGTAAAAGCTGGGCGTACTGGCGTTGGCGTTCAATGTTTTGCGCCTCGATTTGCTCATCAAATCCGGGCTGGAAGAAGTTAGCTTGTGCCATAAGTTACCTTAAAACATCTTGCCAATGCCAGAGCCGAGCATCCCGCCCATTGGCCCACCTAATGCCGAGCCAGCCAAGCCAAACAAGCCGCTTGTAAAGTTGTTATTACTTGCGTTTGCCGCATTGCGTGCGCCTAGCGCGTTGTTGTAGTTGCTATTTGCCGCGCTGAACTGTGAATTTGCAGCGCTGAGCATGTCGGCACCTTGCGCTGTGGCTTGCTGTGCGTAGCTGCCAAACGTGGGGTTAGTCACCTGTGAACCAGTACGCAAGGCGTTCAAGGCGTTCAAGTCGCGGGTGTTGAAATACTGCTGCTCTTGAATACCCTGCTGGCGTGCCTGCTGGCCTGTGCTGATGCCTTGTAAGGCGGCTTGGCTGTACGCATCATTTTCCTGCCTGCCGATGTCGTCCTGTGCGTTTCTGTAGGCTTCCGAGCCTTGCTGAATACCTTGGTTGGCCAGGCGTGTTTCAGCACTTGCGCGGGAGCGGTCAAGCTGTGGCTGCATTCTGCGAAGGATTGCGTCTTGTGCCGTTTCGCCGGGGTTAAATGTGGGTTTAACCAGCTTGTCATCACCCCATCCTGCCGCCTGCTGTGCTGCAACCCGTGCCGTGGCTTGGTCTTGCAGGTTTGCAAGCCCCTGGCTGGTTTTGTTGCTTTGGTCGAGTAGCTTTTGGCCTTCAGCCGTTAAATTAATGCGCTGCGTCCACGGGTCATAGTCTGTTGCGCCGCGCTGCCACTCCAATGAACCGTAAGGCGTGTACTGATTGGCACGATTCGCAACGGTTGCGTACTTTGCGGCCTCAAGATTTCCCGCTGCCGTAGCTGTTGCTGCGCCTGCATAGTCAGGTGCTGGCGGTGGCGGTGGTGGTGGTGGACTGCTGCTTTTACCCATTGTTTACTCCAAAAATCGACACTGATTGCGTGTCATAGTGAGAATGCAAAAATCCCCTTTTGGGCCTGCGTCTTTGATAAGTGATTCGTCTGTGAAGCCGATGTGTCGGGTAAAGCGAAGACAAGCCGAGTTTTCGGAGTCAATCACACCCACTATTTTTTTAACCTTAGCCACGTTGAAGGCATAGCCGAACAAAGCGCGTAGCCAAGCCTTTGACATTCGCTGTCCAGGCTCTAAGCCGACGTGAATCTGTAGCGAATTTCCGGTGTAGTTTTCAAAGAACACACCGCACACAATGCGGCCTTCTTTTTCAATCCCAAACCCGACACCACCGCCAAAATACTCACCGCCGCCCTGCGCTGCTACCCACTCGCAAACGCCTTTGCCCTGGACAATCAAAGTACGCCTGCGCCTTTTTCTGCAACGTAGTCCACCGACTGCCAGCGCAGTTGTGCCGAACTGGTTTGCACTTTGAGATACAAAGCCGCGCAATAACCAACGCCGCCGATGGTGTTCCAGTCTTTGCGAAGTGTTAGCCCACCTGCCCACACCGCGCCGTCCCATGTTGCAGCGTCCCATGTCGCGGCGGTTGACGGGCTGAATGTTGGACTGCCTACGGGTTCCTGAATATCAAAATCTACGTTCAAGCGAAGCAAAACACCGACGCTTGGAGAGTCGGTTGTGATGATCGGGCGTGCCATCGTGTAACGCTTTTGGCTCATGCCGCCGTGATACTGAAAAGACGGCAAAGCATTTCCTGTAATTGCTACGCCAGAATCATTTGCACCTATCCATGCCTTTACAACCTTACCCGCAGTGCCGTAATAAAGGGTTGACTGCGTTTGAACAAAACATGAAGCATTCCAGCCAATAAAGCGACACCACGACCCGCTCAGTGTGTTCATCACATATTGCTGACTACCGCCAAACACCGGGACATTTAAAATCAGCGCGTTCTTTTCAGCAAACCCTTGGAGCTGCCAGCCGTAGGACGATGCATAAGCCCCAGTTGCATCGCTCATTGCTTGCTGTATCTTGTCGGTTATGCTGACTTTCGTTGATACCCGCGAGGACTGCAAAGCCGCTGACAGGGGTTGCACACCATCACGGCAAATCAAAAGCAAATCTGAGCCGTACTTCATAAAGCAATTGCGGGTAACAGGCTCGCCAATGTCATACACACCGACTAAAACGAAGCCAGCCGCTGTAGAAGGGTCAATGCCGCGATACACAGCCACTTGGCCTTCAGACGTAATAAACACCGCATGGTCATCCATTCCAGACCCGCTGTCTATCGTCCAAGTACCCATCGCCATCAAGTAGCCGCCACGATTAAACAATGATGCAAAATCAATTGACTGTGCCGCGCCGCCAATTGAATCAACTGGCAAATACCAGACTTTCATCGTGTCATCTTGAGTAAACCAGATGCGCCGTGCGTACACATTAATGTGTGTCAATGTTGTAGTGGTCACGCCCGTAACCGCTGGAACGCTTGCCCCATCTACAGAAACCCATGTAGCGCCGTTCCACAAACGTGGGCTATCCGCACCATTCACCGCGTAGAGGAACGAACCGCCAGCGGTGGAGAAATTCACATATCGCCATTGCGCGTTAGCTAGGCCAGTCTGCACCGCTGCACCTACGGCACCCGCTGCGGTCACGTTGTAAATGTTCGTGCCAGCAGCAGCAAACATGGTAGTCGCCCCGGCTGGCGTGTTGTAGTCCATCAGCGTTTCCACCGTGCCAGTAATGCCGGTCACATGATCAACGGAGCCGGGGCGCAGTGATACCTCAGTGGTCAGCGGGAAAAAGTTATCCAGAATCACCGCATCACGCGGCCCCATTTGCGCAATTGGGTCTTTTGCGTTCCAGCCACCTACCGGGGCGGGCATAGTAACAACCGAAGCTATGCGTTTTTTCATTTAAATAAAATTTAAAATAAAGGTTTGCCGTTATTACTAAACACTTTAATAAAATCTGCGCCTGAATTCCTAGCTTCTTGATAAGCCTTAAAAACACTTTTTCGAGCGTTCCGCGCGGCAACTTCTAATGGCGAGTTATACAATTCTTGCTCTTTGAGATACTGCGCTACTCTTGTGTCATAAGCCAATTGCTGTTCTGGAGTTACTTTTGCAAGCGAATTTAAATAATCGTCGTATTCGCCAATATTTAATCCAGAATCGTGGCTTCCCCGTATTTCTCGAACATATTGCGACTGCACAGGCCCTTTTGAGTGGTCAGAGAATCTAAATGGCGTGTTGTCAAAAACTCCCGCCCCTGTTACTGGGTTATGAACCTTCACATAAGAACTAGGCCCAGCGCGGCTCCCTGAATGCTCAACTGAGCCGCGTAAGCCTCGCGCCTTTAATGAATCTACAAAATCTTCTGCATGTTTTTTAACTGCGGCAACCTTCTCTGGCTGTGTAAAATAATCGGGGAAAGCAATCACGCCGGCCTGCTTGTTCATGGTTGCTGGTGCCGAGAGATTATCCATCGCACCCAAAGCACCACGCGCTATTTGCGGGGCAAAGTTAGTCGCCAGCGCAGGGCCAGCCATGCCCAATGTCTCGCCAATGATTCGAGGTGCGCCCATCGGCACATCGCGGGTCAATCCTTTGTCTGCCATCCATTGCGAGCCGCCTACGGGGTTTTGTGGCATGGGTAAGCCTATCCCCTTGAGTCCCATAGAAAGAAGGTCTACGGGGCCGCTGACATTGCTGGCAATGGCGTTAGAGGCGCTTTGTGCGGTGTCGCGCAGCAGGGCGGCGAGTTGTTTAGCTTTATCCATTTAAGCACCCGGCCAATTTCCGTCCGGAATATTTTCCGTGCTCAACAACACCGAGCCGCTACCCTGAGCCAGTGACAACGTAGGCGCTGATTTGTTTTGTGCTTGGCACGTTGCCAGCAGATTTTTATATGCATCGTCGTCGTATGCAAAGCCCTTGGCTTTATTCCAGCGAAGTTTTAAGCCTTCCACCATGAGTGAATCGTCAAACACGGCGCTATCGGTATCGACCGTGAACTTTTCTTTTGTCGTGCCTGCCAGTGCTGTAACCCAGTTCTTGCTGACGTACTCCATCGACAAGAGCGAAGCAGCGGACGGCGGCGGGTTAAGT